CGGGTATGAACCGAACGCTCTAGCCACCTGAGCTATATCCCTTTTAGTAATATCATCATCTCTGTATTAACAGATATCTATTATTAATTACTAGAACTTTAACCCATATATTACAATCATGAATAATATATCCGAAGCTTTAGCTGAGGATAACAACTGAACGAAGTGAAGGCGTTAGTTATAGCTACCGCGTCACTTACGTTCCTTGCTATCACTTCGGCTAACGCCTTGTGATTAAAATTATAATTATAAAATCCTACTTATTACATATTTTATATAATGTTTCTTGTTTCTTTTTTGTTCTTTTTCTAATTTTTTCAATTCTATAATTACATTCTTTTAAATAATTAATGAATTTATTAGCAGACATTACTCTTCTTTTATTATCTTTTAACTCATATGTATTGATGATATTTTCCAATTCATATTTAAATAACCATTTATTTAAATAGTCATCTTGTATAACCAGTCCTTCTTCTAATAATTTATTTTGTTTCTTTATTTTTTCTTTGCCTATTGCTGCATCTATATCAGCACAACCTTTACATTGTCCATTGCTCCAATAATATAATTGCAATTTTACCTCATAATCTAATGCATCTTTTTCATTTTCAAAATACTTAATAATATCAACATTATAATTATAGTTATTGTTTTTTACTATATCATACCATTTTTCATTTCTGATTTGATTATAAATTCTGTCTCCAATTCCTTTTCCAATATAAAAGACATTCTCTTTACCATCATGATCTATAATGTAATGTTTATAAACATAATATTTATCCTTTTCAAAGTATTGTAAATTCATAACATACACCTTTAAAATATTTCTTTCAAAAAAATCCGATGACCTGCATATTGATATATATATTTATATAAGTATGCGAGTTATCGGAAAAATTAATATGAGTTGTATTTTACTAGTTTATTATTAATATTACTATTATTATTTCTATACCTAAAAGCTTTAACAATTATATCTAATAACTCTTTATTTTTCATAACATTAGTTCTATATTCTGTCTTATGTACTTGATATAACTTAACTAATCCTATTTCTCTTGCAAATTCATTGAATGCTATGTATTTATCTTTCTGAGTTACATTTAATTCATGTTTATTATGTTTCACCATATTTACTACTCTATTATAATTTTCTTTATCTTTTAAAAATGGTGTATTTGCTATAATTCTACATGCATTTAGATAATCTTCATACAAACTATTATCAACTATGATATTTTCTTTTCTTTTAAAGTTTATATTTTTATCTGCTACCAGTCTAACCTGATATCTAAAATTATCTAATTCTTTATCTTGATTTACTCTATTTTTACAATTTTCTTTATGTGGTATTAATTCACTTTTAATACTTAAGACATCTATATCTTTAAATGTAGCATATGTAACTGTTTTAGATAGATTAGAGGGCATAAAGATATTATTTTTAATTAATTTATTTTTATATCTTGATATGGTATTTTTGTCCACTCCTACTATATTTGCAATTTGATTTGATGATAATATACTCATATTCCCCTTTATATCTTGCATAGTTAGAATCACAGCCATGTAATATAATAATTTATTTATATCTACTTTACTATCAAATTTCCAGACATTATAAGCAATTTGTTTAAAAATATCATATGCTATATATTCACTGTCTTTTATTTCTTTTCTATAAAACTTTCTTTTTTTACCTTTTCCATCATAAAAAATATTATTTTCTTCTAATTTAGAAGCATATTTTTTAAAATCTTTATATAACGTATTTTCACTAACACATATTATCTTGCTTACTTCTTTTATATTTATTTCTTCTATGATATCATCCTCTCTTTCTTAATAAAAAGAAAAAGAAAGACTTACTGCTATCTCACGACATGTGCTTTCTTTTTGCTTAAAAGATGGAGATTAATGGAATCGAACCATTAACAATCTCCTATATCTCCACAATGATAAGTCCAATTAAGACTTATCCATTTTATATTTATATTTTATTTAGTTGTTAACTATTTTAATATCATATGTTCTTTTACAAAAGAATTTATAAATTTAACTGTTGGTTTAGTACTGGCTGGTATAATATATTTTTCTCCTTCTTTTCCTGGTAAAGTATGTGTTTTTTCACATGCTTCTATTTCTTTTCTTCCTATTTTTAGAAATCCACCTATAGTAGCGTCTTCACCTGATTTAAATATATCTACAACTAATTCTTTAAATGCATCTAATACTACATCTACTTCTTTTTGTTTTAGTTCTAATCCTTCTTCCTTTAGTTTCTCTTGAAATAATTTTACATATTCATTTTTTCTCATTTTCAATCTCTCCTCGACTTTATACATTTTATTTATTTGTAGTAGTATTAATTACCCCTACATATATTAATGTCTTTTCCAGCCGATTTTATACCCTATTTTCCCCACCCATTAGTTGCAGTTTTTACAGTTTGAACGATAGCCCTTTTTCCCATTTTTATCAAACCTTTGTATTAGTTTAATTTCTCCACATTTGCTACATTTTTTATACTTTCCTTTTACTAAATAAACATAATAATATTCGTCTTCATATATTTCAGTATACTTATCTATAAACTTATTTACTATTCTATCAATATGTAAATTTACATTTTTTTGAGCTATACCTAATTGCTTGGCTATTTCATTTTGTGTAACACCTTTTTCCCATAATGATAATATAATTTTTTGTGTATCAGTTAACTCTATTTTATTTAATATGTCTTGTTTACTTAATGCTATCTCATCTATTAAGTTATCATTATAAGGAATTTGTAATAGAGCTTTTACATGTACTGGGTCAAACATATCTATTAAATCACAGTCTATATTGATGTCATTACAACTATCTTTTAATGGAGCTTTCCAAATTATGTTTTTATCTTTTTGGAGTTTGACTTGTAACATATCATCCTGAACTAGTGGTAGTTGTTTGATTGCAAACCTGTAAATATCCCCGCCTTTTTTAATTCTTAATTTTACATTATTTGAATTTATACTTTTTGATAAATTTTCTCTATGCTCTTTATCATTTTTTAAGTTTAATAAATACTGTTTATATTTATAATAATCTTCTATTTCAGAATATTTTAATCTATCTTTTTTACTTATTTTTATATCTGGAGATAGTTTAAAATTTTTCTGATTTTTTAGTATTCTTACTGGTTTTCCATTTGAATTTTCATTGTCTTCAACATCAAATTCAACCACCTCTGCATGTTTTCGCATTTTTTTCTCTTGTTGCATACTCCTTTTAAATTCTGAATAAGAGTCATATACTTTTATATTTTCTTTTTCTTCTTTTTTATCATCCTTTGCTAATAGATATGTACCTACTTTTTCTAAGAAATGACTTATATTGGTTTCTGACCATAATACATCTGTTGTATTTAAATTAGCTTTGCATATTCCTTTATCGAATACTTCTTGCCAAAATTCATCATCACTGAATTTAAGCTCATCTATATTTTTTAGATTTAATAATTCATCAATAAATTTCTTTCTTTCTTCTAATGTTTCTAATTTATAGTCTAATTTATGCATGTAGTCCCAAATACTTTTATTATCTATTTTCCCTTTGAAATTGCCACTTATCAAAGCCATAGCTTACCCCCTCACTATTATTATGTCTGTCACATTTATTCCCATGATATTGACATTCTGGACATTTATATATATTTCTTTTTCCAATTATATTCCAGTCATCTAAAAATTCACTATAATCCTCTCTTAATATTTTTATATTTTTGTTTACCATCTTCTAGTCCTTTCATCTTTTTGTATTCTTTACTTTTCTTCATATTTTAACCTCCGTTTCAATTTTGTTTTTTAATTTTATTTAGTTGTTAAATGTTTTTCATATATAAATTTCCTCCTATTAATTTAATATTTTATCTATAATTATATATTAACATTTTATATTATTTTTGTCAATTTAGTATTTTATTCAGTTTTATTCCCTGTTGATAAGCTGTTAGTAAGTTGTTGATAACATGTTGATAAGTTGCAATTTTATTAACAATTTGTATTTTTATCTGTGCATAACTATATAATTTTTAAATTGTTTCAGATACTTTAATTTTTCGATGTACCATCTCGTGGTATATCGAGGCAAAAATCGAAAAAACGTTGAAATATAGCGATTCTTTCGATGTACCATCTCGTGGTACATCGAATTTTTCGATATCCCATGCTATGGGCGTACCATGAGATGGTATATTAATATAAACAGTTTTTAATATATTTGTTTTTGTATTTATTTGTTTATGTAAAGGGAAAAATTACCTTGAAAAAATGGGAATTATAAATTATAATAAGTTTAAAATAAAAAAAATAGGAGGGTGTAAAAATTAGACTATGGTAAAAGAAGATATATTCAAAAGTAAAAGTATTAGCTTAAAAGCTAAAGGTCTTTATGGAACTATCTCAGCATTTAAAAACGAACCTTACTTCTCTAAACAATTTTTGATGGACTATTTAGATTTGGGAGCATATTCGTTTAGAATGGCATGGAACGAATTGAAAGACAAGGGCTATCTTGAAGTTAATAAAAAATTTGAAAATGGAATATTTGTATATGAATACAAATTGTACTAGGAGTAACTTATGAATAATATAATAAAAATTAAAGATGGTGAGGTTTTAGATGTTAGACTAGAGGAAGATAGTATTCTTTCGGATGGTTATGGTATATCTCCAAAATTTCTTATGAGAAATAAGGACATACCTATTTACTCAAAAGCTATTTACGCTTATCTGGCTAGTTTCGCAGGTAATAAAAAATACTGTCATCCAAGAATGGAAACAATCTATGGAGAGTTGAACATAAGTAAAAATGCTTTTATAAAATATGTTGAGGTCTTAAAGGAAAATGGATTTATTAAGGTTTATAGAATCCAAAATGAAAATAATTTATATGGAAATAACGTGTATGAAATTGCAATGTCTAAGTCAAAAATTCGAGAAAATGCAGAGAGTTACATGAAGACGAAAAGGGAAAAGAAGAAAAGTAAAAAGTCACCTGATGAAGTAGCAGCTTCAACAGATGACTCGAAACGAAAAACTTTAAATTCAATTAATGATAATAATATTATAACACAAAAAGAAAAAGATATACAAGTACTAAAAGAAAATGGATTTACTGAATTAGAAATATATTCTATGTCTGAAAAAGAAATTGCATCAGGTGCGAGTAAGATGAGAGAGATAATAAAAAAACAACAAAAGAAATAATAAAAAGGTCACTAAATTAGTGACCTTTAAAATCTATTCTAAACGATTTTATTTCTGAATATGAATTAATTATCATGGACGGGCATGGAACTGTCTTAAAATGGCTCTCATTAAATATTTTTAGTATTATTGTTCAAGGTATCCAATTACATTTGCATAGAAACGAGAATCATCATCGACTTCTAGTTGTTTACTTATAAATTGATTAGCATATTTATTAAATGTTTTATAGCCCCCTCCAATACCAACAACATAATATCCATCTAGCTGACCAAATTTATTAGTGATTTTATTAATCATATCATCAATAATAGGGTACATGGCATCAATATAATCATCTAATTTGTATTTAGAACCCTCATACTCTATAACATCAATATCGTTTCTTAATATTACATCTATTTGACTTATTTTTATATCTGCACCATTTTTACTATTAAATTTATTTGCTATTGCTGTTTCAAAGTCTATGATTCCTTTTTCTATAGTGTCTGTTACATTAGGATAGTACATATCATCCTCATAATCATATTCATAATTACATAAATCTGTAGTACTGCCTCCAACATCTATTCCTAGAATATTCTGTTTAGTAGTAATCTTGTCTACAAGTGAAATAAATCCTGAATATCCTTCTGCTTTAACATCAACATTAAGTATTTCAAAAGTTTTTTGTTTTCCATCAATAGTAATTTTTATTTCTCCAGGTTGAATAAAAATATCTTGAAATAATTTCAAATATTTTTCATTAAACATTTGAGTTGGTGGTAATCCGGTTATCAATTCCACAGAAAGATTATCCTCATCAGGAAATATTTCATGAATCATGACTAAAACTTGTTCTAATAAATTTTTTCTAGTATGTTTAAGAACATTATTATTTAAATCTCCTACACCTAGGTAGATTACCTTACCATCTTTTTTCATAACACGTGCTTTTGGTGATATTGTTTTTTCAAATTGAAGTTTATTTGGTAACTTTTTTAAAATTAATTCTTTTTCAATATATGCTGCTGAATTAAGCATACTATTACCTAAGTCTACTGCAACTTTTACTTTTTCTTTTTTCATAAGTAAATCCCCCTAAATTATTTTTGTGGTTTTAAAGCTCCTACTTTTCTTTTTTTAGCTGTTTCATTTTGATTATTAGTATTAGCTTCGTCAATATCATTATTATTATTATAAATTTCATCTGCATGTAATTGTAGTACTCTTTTACAATACAATCTTAAACTTCTTTCATCCTTTTCAGCTAGTGATTTTAATTTATCAGCTAATTCTATTGGAATAGGTATCTGTAAATTATAAGTATCCTTTTTTATAAAAATCCCCTCCTTTTATAGCTCATTTAGTTTAATTATATTTCAATTGGTATATAATTACAATGCAAATTTAATATAAATTATATATACTATTAAACTATAATTGTAATACAAAATATACTACAAGCGTAAAGAAGGTTATATTACAATTTGTTTTATATTTAATTATAAATTTTAATATAATTTATATGCAATTGCATATTAAATATTAATAATTTTTATAAAAACCATACATACACTACTTAAATTTGAAAATTGTTTTATAAAATTTATCATTTTAGATTGATTTTCTGGAGTATAGTGTCTACGAAAATTGATATGAAAAATTATATAAATTACTATATATTTTTCTATAAAATAGGCATATTTATATGTTTTAATCTTGAATAAATTGCATGAAGTATATTTTGTTTGAATTGTATTGAATTTTAAGTAAAAAATGATAACTTGATAGAATTAAAATTTTGTCTATAGGATTTTGAGATGTTCAAATTTAAAACATACACTATTTAAAATTATTTTATAACAATTATAGTTGATTTATAGGATATAATATATATTTTATATAGTTCATATAAATTAAAATAAAACATACACCCCCTGTTCATGCTTTAGCCTTATAACATAGGTTCAAAACATAGATGGGGCTATTTTTTTATCATGATTAATGAAAAATAAGTATTGAATTAACACTGTTTTATAATACTCGGAGACGGTTTGAAATTGTTCATGAGTGTATGTTTAAAAATTTGAATTAGTGGTGTAATTTTGTATAAATGTTTATTTTAAGGGCTGAATGGAATTTGGGATGTAGAAGAAAAAGGACTACAAAATGATAATGAATATCATTTGATACTAAAGTCTAAAAATAGCCCCCTTTCTTCTATTTTTAAGGTCAACGTCGTATAATCATCTTATTATACGACGTTATTAATGTATGTTAAGAAAAGAAATTACTTTGTTAAAAACGAATAAAAAGGTACTAAATCTTACTTTTTATTAGAAATAATAATTTATGTTATTTTAAAGATGATAGCATGAGTTATTATTTTTTTTGTGTTCATTATTAAATAAAAAAGTTTATAGAAATAGAACTCTTACATTATTAGCTTAATATTATCATTACATTATTAGCATCTATCACATAATCACTACATTTCTTAATCATTAATCAAATTCGCATACTATAGTAGATATAAAAAATAATTCACACAATTATGTACTCATAAGCTAGTGATATCAATATGATAAGCAATATTTTTACAAGGACAATAACTAAATAAAATATATAAATATAATAGAACGTATTGACAAAAATTGGAAAGTAATGTATTATTAAATCATCAATTAAATAAAATCAAAAGGAAGTGTGACAAATGAAAACTTATAATGACACAAGTTGATTAGAATACGACAATTAGCTGTATATAACATTAACTATTATGTTATAATAATAAAAGGAGCGTGGTCGTGATGGATGAAAAGATACTAGAATTATTACAGAAAATGGATAGTAATATTACTGAAATGAAACAGGACATCAATGATTTAAAAATTGGACAGGTTGAAACTAACAACAGACTTGATAACATGGACAAGCGATTTGATAGTATAGAAAATAGGCTTGACAGTATTGAAAAGAAACAAGATATACTATATAATCAATCTATTTCAACAGCAGAGGAAATGACTTCTATTAAAGATAACTTTGATGTGGTTGACATTAAGTTAAATGCAATAGAAACTAGAGTAATTAAGATTAATAGAAAGCTAAATGGAGCAACCGACCAAGTCGCTAGAAATATGGAACAATTAGAAGAAATAAAAATAAAATTACAATAATACATAAAAAGTACTTGACATTTTGTTAAGTACTTTTATATTTTTAATTTTTCCGATGACTCGCATATTGATATATATATCTATATAAGTATGCAGGTTGTCGGATTTTTTTGATATGGTTATATTATAATACATTCTACACAATATAATATATTATACAAGCTATTATATGCCATTTTAAGCGTATTGTAATATGATTGCCTTATGTTTATACCTTTAGTTTTTAAAATTGAATATAAAAATAAGCTAGAATATATATGTCTAGCTTACAGTAGTTTTTTTAATGTATTTATTTGTTCTTGTACTATTGTTTTACTTTTAGTGTCTAACTCTCTATAATTATCTAATAGTTTGACTTCTTCTTCTTCAAGTTGTATATTTTCTCTATTATCTGTAAGACAAGTTATATAGTCTAATGATACATCATATAATTTTGCTAACTCTTTCAATGTTTTTATATCTGCATCCCTTTTGTTGTTTTCATATCTACTGATTGAAATATCTGAAACATTTATAATTTGTGCTAACTCTTTAATTGTGTAGCCTTTTTCTTTTCTTAGTTCTCTTAATCTATCACTAATCATTTTATCACCTCTTTATATTTATTATAATATCATATATATTTATTAAGAACAATCAGTTATATATCCAATCGGTCGTATATCTAAATATATTAACATCCGTTTAGATATATTTTTTATTAAATTATAAAAATAAATATTGACAATATATCCGTTTGGATATATAATTAAATCATAGCAAGGGAGAACAAGAAAACACAAAGCCACCTCTCAAATGAAGTAACAGGCAAAGAACCTTCTTAAAACTCTAGCTAATATCTTAAAGGGTTCTATTAAAAAATATTAAACTACTATTAAAAAATTACTACCTTTAAGTTGACCTTTTAATGGTGTGAATGGTGAAAGGCACACAACACAAATATTACACATAGTTTTTTCTTCATTTTTTAACTACAAAAATGAATTAGTCATACCAGTTGGTGAGGTGTTCCCAACATTAAGTAATTAAGTAAATAAAATTAATAAAGGTTTCCAATTAAAGCCTACAAAAAATTGAGGTATCAACTTAGTTGCTTCTATAATGGCACTCAATACAATTTAATATGACATAGCAGTTGTGAGGTACTGCGTTATAAAAAGTACTAAAGATTGAGCATTAAAATTATAGTTTGTACTGCTTGACACCTACATGGTTATAAACTATCTAATATTTACTAGTATAATTTAAACTATTTATTAGATTATTTTAGTAAGTGTTAGAATACAACACTTAAATTATGATATAATAATAAAATAGGAGTGTGAACGGCATGGATGAAAAAATATTAGAATTATTACAAAAAATGGATACTAGTATTAATGATATACAAGGAGAAATAAAATGGATTAATACTAGACTAGATAGTATGGATGGTCGTTTTGATGGGATTGAAAACCAACTTAGTGATTTAAAAGAAGGGCAAGAAGAAATTAAAAAGAAACTAGACTTAACTTATAATCAAGTTGCTAGAAACATGGAAGGCATAACAGAAGTTGGAGAAAAAATAGACACTTTAAAAAATGACATGAACTTTGTAGAAATGGCTACATCTAAAAATTGGAATGAAATAGCAAAGTTAAAATCAATTAAATAGTAATACATAAAAAGACACTTGAATTATTGAGTGTCTTTTCTACAAGCTCTTAGTATGGTATTATTAAACAATAATATCATTGGAGGTATAACGAATGTATGAGCAGAGAAAAGCAAAAGTATTATTTACTACAAGTGGAGGAACTGCAAGTAAAGGCTCAGTCACAAATAGAATAACAATTCCTACTAATTGGGTTAAACAAATGGATATAACTAAATTAGATAGGGAAGTTACATTAACTTTTGATGGTGAAAAAATAATAATAGAAAAAATAACTGAGTAGATGCAAAATCTACTCAAAAAAACACTTGACTCATTCGGACAGAATGCATTATAATAAAAATATCAAAACAAATAAAAATTTTTAATAAATCATTCGGACAGAACAAATAAAAAAAGAAGGACTATAAAAATGAAAAATCTTTACCATTATTTTAACTTAGAAGCTTTTGCAAGAGATTTAGAACCTTACAAAAGCAGGATAATTGATGACTATATAGATGGAGATGAGATAGAATACTATAACAATATGGATACTATTGAATTTGCTAAACTTTACATTGGAGAATCAAAAAATATTAAATATTTAGCTAAAGAAGTACTTGAAAGATATTTTGACTATGATAAGTATAGAAAAGATTTAAATTCTACTAATACTATCATCAAATAACTAAATAAAAAGTTTTAGGGCGTTCTTTAAAAACGCCACTTCCAATAAAAAAATTGAAAGGGGAATAAATCATGAAAAAATTAATAATTAAGATAAAATCATTGTTTAAAAAGGATTTAGATAGTAGCTATTGGAGTACTACAGAAAGTATTATTTCAAAATATGGAAACAGCAATCAATTAGAATTATTGGAACAAGCTAATAAATAAGGAGGTAATAACATGATAAATTATTCTGAATATATGACTGCAACAGATTTAATAAATATATGTGACCTTTTAGAAGGTGAAATAATAGGAGAAGCAGGAACTTATAATTCTTTATATGTCAGACTAGGAAATTTAATCGGATTAGATTGGGCTTTAAAGGGAGAAGAACTGAGACAGCAATTAATACAAAATATTAATAATATGATGTATTTAGATAATGAAAATAGAATTCAATATAAAGAATTTTAAATAATTTAAGTAAAAAAAATTCAACTTTTAAGTTGATATAAAATATTAGGAGGATATAAAAATGAAAAAAATATTATTATTTGAAGGTGCTGGAATGAATATATATGAAGAGGGTTCAGATGTTGAAAATTATAGAATTAGAACTGCTTTTATAAATGGTAATGGAGATAAAATATATTTAGAGCTAGGCGGAAATTTACAAAATTGCAAAAGTGTAAAAAGATTCGGGTGGTATACACATATTGACCATTGTTTCAATATTGGTGTATCGACTGATGAAAATGTTTCAAGAATAAAATTGAATAATACATTTTTTAAGGGATATTCAAAAAGAGACTTAACAAATTATATAAATGAAAATCTTAATTGTAACTTTGATACTATAGAGGTTTTAGACTGGATGGAAGGATACAGAGTGCATGGGAATAGAAAAGAATACAATTTGATGGATGACCATAAGTTAAATAGAAAAAGAACTATAGCAAGAAATAAAGCATATGAAAAAATAGATAAAGAAATAATGGAAAAATTAGGAGAAAAATATTCTAAAATAAGTCTTTATTCTATGGACGAGGACTCTATAACTGTTAGATGTCATACATATGAAAAGGATTTATATAAAATAGGCATGAGTGAAGATAATAGATTATTAAAAATACAGGTTAATTATTAGATTAAAAAAAAGAAATTTGAATTGAGAATAAAAATATTTAAAATATTAATTTTAATATAATTGGAGGGGATTGAAATGTTAATAAATAAGGCTAAAGGTATTAAAACATCACTTGAAACAAGCAGCTTAAGAGAACTAAAAGGATACATAAAAGATTTAAGAAAAGCACTATCAGGATATAAATATAAGAATAAAATAGATGAAATTACAGAATATCAAATAGATAAATTGTGTTACAAAATTGATAATACAGATATATTTGACTTGAAATATAAAGAAATAGAAAAGTATATAGATAACTTGATTTTGATAATTAATTTTATCTTTATGGAAATGTAATTAAAAGAATGATTTTAATATAATTGGAGGTTTAAGCATGAATGAGTATATTTTGATAAGTTATACAAAAGGTAAAGGAGCTTGTGACCACTGTGGAAGAACTATAAAAAATATAGCTACAATAAAAAATAATGTTACAGGAGAAGTTTTTCATGTTGGATTAACATGTGTAGAAAAAATAATGAAATTGAATGTTACATTTTACAAAGCATTGTCGAGAGAGATAAAAAAACATTACAAATGTATGGAGTACTACAGTAAGGGTTTAGATATAGAGACAAATCTTAATAAAATAGTGAAGAATAATACTAAATACAAAGAAGGTTCTTATGCTTATAAATCTAATGAACAAATGTTAGAAGATGCAATTGCGGAAGTGGCTTGGTCTTTGGCTCGTATGATAGATAGTTGTATGAGAATGAATAAACTTAGTAAGTCTGGATTGATAGATATAGATATATTAAACAGTTTGTTTATCAAGTATAAGGAATATATGAGTAAATTTGATGAAAATTACAATAAAAACAAATATAAATATAAAAGTTGTTATACTATGAAACCTTTAAAAGTAATATTAGATGAAAATGAAGATTTAAAAGAACTATATAAAAGTATGCAATAAATGTATGTAGGCGATGAATTAATGACAATGAATTTTATATAGATGAGGATTATATTTTATATAAAAGAGTGTCATATCTTTAATATAGGACATGAAGTAATAAAAGAGTTTAAAATTATATTTTTAATATGATATATGAGTTATCAAATCGCTATTGTTATAGCTATATTATTATAATTCAAATGATAATGATAGTGATTTGATAAAAGGATTTTAAAGATTATAAAAATCAAAAGGTATAAATACATTAAGATGATTTTCAAACAGCTTATAGAGGCTTGTACGGGGTCATAATCATAAACTAGGAGGGTGTAAAAATGAAATTTAAAAATATAGTTATGGGAATAGTATTGGGTTTAATTATTGTTGGAGTTGCAGGAGCAACAAAAGTTAAGGCTGCCGAATTAGATAATTTTTATGTAGAAACTACTGACAGAGTTGTAGAAATATTAGAAGATGAAAGTGTAGTTTTATATGATACTAAAGAGCAAGTTTATAATTTCTATCCTAAATCTTTAGGTGATTGGAACTATAGTTTTGATAATAAAAAAGATTTAGATAGAGCAGTTGCAACTTACAAAGAGCTGTCAAACAATATAAGTCACTCAAAGGATGTGTATGTGATTAATAAGTTGAATAACAATGGAAACATTAAAGTATTTTTAAGTGATGGAAGTTCAATTGTATATATAAAAAATGATAATAAATATTATTTTTATCCAGCTTGTATGGGTGATTGGTATTTAACATTAGATAGTAAAATTGATTTAAGTAATTGTGTTGGCACTTACTTTGATGTTGAGGTTGCAATATGATACGATATATGAAAGATATAAATAATATAAGTTTAGAAGATGCTGATATGTTAGCAAAAGAGGGATTTTGTTTTATTATAAAAGATGGTAAATTAAGAGGTTTTAAAATTGAAAAAATAAAAATAGGGGGATATGAAAATGAAAAAAATAACTAAGAAAGAAATCAAAAAATATGTAAGAGAAGCTATAAGTAATAATTTTAATTGGGAAATAGATAGATGCGGATTTTATATAAAAAATGATTCAATAAAGTTTTTTATTTCATATAAAGGACAGGGTGCAGACGAAAATATATACAACAATACTTACGAAGAAATAATTTACATTGATGATATTATAGAAGACTATAAAAGAAAAGAATATAATTTAAAAGATGTAGATTCAATAGTGCATGAAAATGTAAATAATATGATTATAGATTACAATGAGGAAATAGAAGAAAATGAAAGATGTATAAAGAGCTTTATAAAAGAACTAAAAAGTTCTGTAGGTGAAGAGTTTACAGTATTAGAATATGATAATTTTGTACAAGAAAAATATAATTATCTTGTTAATAAAACTGACTCATGGGATTTTTTTATGGAAGGTGAAGTATATAATTATTTAGATTGTGGAAGGTATACATATTCAGGATTAGGTAAAGATTATGATGTTGATATAAATATTGTCTTTGATGTAATAAAAATAAATTCAGAAGAAGATTATAAATCTATAATAAAAATAAAAGACATTGAATTGTTATAATTTACTATATATCTATAATATTTAAATATGAACTAATGATATAATTAAAATTAAAAGATATTAAATTT